CGCTCCTGATACGGAGCTTCCGCAGATCGAAGACAACGTCCGGGATTCGGGCGGTGTTTTTGTTTTCGGCATGACAAACAGCGGGGAACTAGTGAACGAGAAATCTGCCCTGCAGATCTCCACAGTCTATGCCTGTGTGCGTCTGCTTGCGGAGACAGTGGCAAGCCTGCCGCTGCACCTTTACAAGTTTACAGACACGGGAGCCGGTAAGGAACGGGCGACGGAGCATCCGCTGTATAAGATCTTGTACCGGCAGGCCAATCCGGAGATGACCAGTTTCTCCTTCCGGGAAGCCATGATGATGCACCTTTTGCTGTGGGGCAACGCCTACGCACAGATCGTGCGGGATGGCAAAAACGGCATCCTGGGGCTGTATCCGCTGCTCCCGGAGAACGTGGAGATTGACCGGGCGGAGAACGGCGACCTGTTCTATACCTACCATGCCTATACGGATGAGGTTCCCGGTGAGCATAACAAGGACATCATCTTCCAGCGGGACGAGATTCTTCACATTCCCGGTCTGGGCTTCAACGGGCTGGTAGGCTTTTCACCTATAGCCATGATGAAGAACGCTCTCGGCACGACGTTGGCTGTGGAGAAATACGGCAGCGCCTTCTTCAAGAACGGTGCGCAGCCGGCCGGCGTCCTGGAGCATCCGGGTGTGCTCAAAGACCCGCAGAAGATTCGGGATAACTGGATGAACGCCTATGGCGGTGCGGGGAACGCTCACAAGGTGGCTGTGCTGGAAGAGGGCATGTCGTATAAACCGATCTCGCTTCCTCCGGAGGATTCGCAGTTCCTCTCCACCCGTGAATTCGGTGTGGAGGAGATCTGTCGCATCTTCCGTGTGCCTCCCCATATGGTGCAGGACCTCAAAAGAGCGACCTTCAACAACATCGAGCACCAGAGCATCGATTTTGTGATGCACACCATCATGCCCTGGCTCGTGCGGATCGAGCAGGCCATCATCAAGGATGTTCTGATCGAAGAGGAGCAGGACAACTACTTCCCAAAGTTCAACGTGGACGGCCTGATGCGCGGCGACTACAAGAGCCGCATGGACGGCTACGCGGTGGGCTTTGCTAACGGCTTCCTGTCTCCCAACGATATCCGCAGGCTTGAAAACATGGACCTGATCCCTGCTGAGGAAGGCGGGGACGATTACTACCTGAACGGCAGCTATACCAAGCTGAAGGACGCAGGATCAGCCTACGGAGCCAATCAGGTGGCGGAGCAGGAGAAACAGCAGTCACAGGAGACAAGGAAGCCAGACGAGACACAGCCGGAGGAACAGTCCGAGGAAGGAGAGGAGGAAGCGTCTGAAAGTAAAAACCACGCAGAGCGCCATGCACAGCGCAAGGCGGCAAGAAGAGGAGGTAATCCGAAGAAATGAAGAAATTTTGGAACTGGATTCATGATGATAGCGGCGGCAGGGTGCTCCGCCTGGAAGGACCCATCGACTCCGAATCCTTCTGGGGCGATGAGATAACACCCAAAGCATTCAGAGATGATCTGTACGCGGAGGAGGGTGACATCACCCTCTGGGTTAACTCGCCGGGTGGGAATGTGTTCGCCGCTGCGGAGATCTACACCATGCTCCGTGACTATCCCGGCAGCGTGACGGTCCGTATCGCATCCATCGCGGCATCTGCCGCCTCCGTGGTAGCGATGGCCGGCAACCTTGTCCAGATCTCTCCGACCGGGATGCTGATGGTGCATGATCCTTCCACCATTGCGATGGGCAATGCCCGCGACATGGAGAAGGCCATCACTACACTGAACGAGGTCAAGGAGAGCATCATCAACGCCTACGCCTTCAAGACCGGGCTTTCCAGGAACCGTATCTCCAAGCTCATGAGCGATGAGACCTGGCTCAATGCCAAGAAAGCGGTGGAGCTGGGCTTTGCGGACGAGATTCTCTTTGAAGCAAAGAAGCCGGAGCCGGAGGAAGCCCCGGACGAGCCGGATGAGGACAATGATCCAGATACGGAGGAAGGCGGAGATGAAGGTGAACAGGGCGGCGAAAAGGAAAAGAAAAAGCCGTTCAAACTGGCTGAAGCAATGTGGCAGTATTCCTCCCGCCTCATGGGAGAGACCATCCTTAACCGCCTCGGTGAGGAGGATGCGGATGCTGGTGGTCAGCCGGAGCAGGAGGCCGGTCCTGAAACACAGGAACCCGTCGAAGGGGTAGCAGATACCGATGAACCGGATCTGACTGAGAACCCTGCGGAGCCGGATATTCCTGCCGGAGATAACGCTCCTGCCGACACAGAGCCGAAGATGCCCGTGATCGGCATGGACGGCAAAACCAAAGACGGCGCGATGCCGTATGAGATCCTGAAAGACAAGCTGGAGTGGCTGAGATGAGCTGCCCCGGCTTTTCTTATACCCAAAACAAAAACAACGACCGGAGCGTATCTCCGGAGAAAGAGGTAATTCATGAGTAAGATTCTTGAGCTTCGCAACAAGCGTGCCAATCTCTGGGAGCAGACAAAGAACTTCCTGGAAGAGCATCGCGGCGAGAACGGTCTGGTCGAGGCTTCCGCTGTGGAGCAGTACAACAAGATGGCTGCGGATGTGCAGGCTCTCGGCGCTGAGATCGAGCGTCTGGAGCAGCAGGAGGCGTTCGACGCCGCGCTTTCCGCTCCGACCAGCAAGCCCGTGAAGGGCATGCCGACTGCGCATCAGACCCCGAAGGCTGAAGGTACTGCGTCCGACGAGTACAGGGACGCCTTCTGGAATATGATCCGCAACCAGGGCGACCAGTTCGCTGTCCGCAACGCGCTGAATATCGGCGAGGACACCGAGGGCGGCTATACCGTGCCTGACGAGTTTGAGCACCGCCTGATCCAGGCTCTGGAGGAGAACAACATCTTCCGCCAGCTTGCGACCGTCATCCGCACCAACAGCGGCACCCGCAAGATCCCGATTGCCAACGACACCATGGAGGCACAGTGGATCGATGAGGGTGAGGAGATCCCGGAGACCGACACCAGGTTCGGCCAGACCACGCTGTCCGCTTACAAGCTGGGCACCATGATCAAGATCTCCAACGAGCTGCTGCATGACTCCGCCTTCGACCTTGCCAGCTACATCGCCACCCGTTTCGGTGTAGCGATGGGCAATGCCGAAGAGCGTGCCTTCTTCACCGGCGACGGTGACAAGAAGCCCCTTGGCATCCTGGCTGAGACCGGCGGTGCGGAGCTGGGTGTGACTACGGCTTCTGAGCACCTTGTGACCTTCGATGAGATCTTCGATCTCTACTACAGCCTTAAGAGCCCGTACCGCAGGAACGCCCAGTTCGTCTGCAACGAGACCCTTCTCCTGCAGCTCATGAAGCTGAAGGACGGCAACGGCAACTATATTTGGAAGCCAGGCCTGGATACTGCAAAGCCGGACACCATCCTTGGCCGTCCGATCCGCACTTCCACCTTCATGCCGACCATGTCTGCCGGCGAGCGTGTGCTCCTGTTCGGTGACCTGAAGAACTACTGGGTCGCTGACCGTCAGAACCGCACCTTCCGCCGTCTGAACGAGCTGTATGCCCGCACCGACCAGGTGGGCTTCCTGACCACCCAGCGTGTGGACGGCCGTCTGATCCTTCCGGAGTCCGTGAAGGTGCTGAAGATGGCCGGCATCAAGCCGGCCCCGGCTCCGACTCCTGATTCGGACGAGCAGGCCAACGGCTGATCGTAACTGAACACCGGGAGGGCGGGATGAGGGAAGTTCCCCGTCTCGTCCTCCCCGTTTTCGAGAGGAGAAAAGCATATGCATCTGACAAAGAACTATAACACCGACGGCGGCGACCGTACCGTGATCGGCGGCACCCTAGAATTTGAGCAGGGAGCAGAGGTGAAGAACTTCCCTGGCGGCGGCAGTCAGAGCGGCAAGGCAGAGAACCAGTCTGCCAGTTCTGCGACCGCTGTGGCAGGCCTCAAGAACGACTTCAACGCGCTTCTGGTGAAGCTGAAGGAAGCAGGGCTCATGGAAGCGGATGCCTGGAACTTGTCTGTCCGTCTCGCGCCGAACCTGACCGATGCTGTGGCGGCTGCCAACAACGCAAAGGCGTCTGTGGCTCTGGTCGACGCTGTGATAACCATCACTGCCAATGTGGACGACCTTGAGGAATCCGAAAGTTCCGCTCCGGGGCAGGGTACCCACAAGTGGATCGGCCTTGGCATCGGTACCGGCCTTTCTTCCGTGACACTGGCGAAGTATAACGGTTCCCCGCTGACCGATGCGGATGCAGCCGAGGCAGAGTCCGTCGGTCTGGATCAGCCCGGCGAGTTCGTGTTGTATATCCGTGCCGATGAAGTCGTGGATACTCCGAAGGAGATCACGCTTGATGCGGAAGGATATCCGGAGGCAGTGATCACCATCATCATTGCCGCAACCGAGGAGAACTGACCGGAGAGGAGGCTGCCATGACATTTATCACTTTGGATGAGGCAAAAGAATACCTGCGTGTGGATACCTCCGATGAAGATGCGCTCATTGGCAGCCTGCTTTCTGCCGCAGGGAACCTCTGCCGGGATGTGGCAAGGCTGACCGATGAACAGTGGGCGGATATCGATTCGGATAAGTGCTGCTCGAAGAACTACAGCAGGGCACGGCTTACGGATCTCCGGGAGACCCTGCGTGTGGCTGTCCTTTATGCCCTCGGCTATCTGTATGAGCATCGTGAGGAAGCCGACCACCATGCCTTTACACTTACCCTGCGGTCGCTTTTGTTCGGCATCCGGGAAGGGGTGGTGTGATGGATATCGGAGCATTAAGAATACGGATCACCATCCAGAAGAACGCGACCGTAGTGGATAAGTACGGCAATCACAAAGCGGTCTGGACAGACCATTTCTCTTGCTGGGCGACTGCTGTGACCAGTGGCCTTTCCACAAAGGAAGAAGAATCTGCCGGGCATACGGTGGAAGCCGACCGGCTGGATATCACGGTGCGCTGGTGCTCCGAGATCGCCGCAGTCGATTCCAAGGGCTACCGTATCCTCCTGGGCGGCAGGATCTACAACATCCTGTCCATTGACGAGATGGGATTCAAACGCAACAGCCGTAAATTCCATGCGGAGCTTTCAGAGAGGTGAAACCTATGGGAACGACAATAAGGCCTGACCAGCTGGCATCCGAGGCCATGAAGGGGCTTGAGGAATACAAAGACCTGGCGGTCGATGTGATGAAGAAGGAAATCCAGAACACGGGGAAAATCGTAAAGCAGCAGATCTCGCAGACTGCCCCGAAGAAATCCGGCCGCTACGCAAAAAGCTGGGCGGTGAAGAAAGTGAAAGAGACATCTAATTCCCTGGATGTGGTCGTCCATTCAAAGAACCGCTATCAGCTGACGCATCTGCTGGAAAACGGTCATGCGAAACGGGGCGGCGGCAGGGTTCGTGCGATCCCACACATCGGACCGGCAGAGGAGATGGGCATCCGAGAGCTGGAAGAAAGAATAGAGAGGGCGCTGAAATGACACACAACGAGATCGTGGAGATGCTGGAAGAGACAAACCTTCCCATCGCCTATGACCATTTCGCGGAGGGCGAATCACCCGATCCTCCGTTCATCTGTTTCCTGTTTCCGGGATCGGACAATTTTTCCGCTGACGGCAGGGTCTACTTAAAGATCCGCAACGTCAACGTGGAACTGTATGCCGACCTCAAAGACCCGGAACTGGAGGAGAGGCTGGAGACCGTGCTGGACCGGCACGGCATTTTTTATCAGAAATCAGAGGTCTGGATAGAGGAAGAAAAACTCTATGAGGTCCTCTACCAATTTGAAACGGAGGAGAGCAATGCCGAAGAAAAAGAATAAGGTCAAATTCAATATCTGCAATGTCCACTACGCGA